CTTAGTAATACTTCATCTGCGTCGCGCAGGAAGGGTTTAAGGTATCTCCAAGCCGTGGCACTAGGAATGCCGTGCATGAGATGCTCAACCTGTGCTTGTGAACGGGCGTAGGTAGTCCGCACAGACGCATACCCCTGACTAACAATGCCAAGGTTTTCTACATCAAGTTCAGGATCAATTCCGTCTAAAAGGGCGTGGGCAATTTCCCAACATGCCATTAAAATAGCTTCAGGGATTTCAGTGTCCTCGCCGCGCGGGAATTCCGTTTCCTGCGCTTCTTCCGCTTCGCGGTTTTCTTCATCTGTTACATCAAGTTCATTCCCGTCTGCATCATACAAGATATCGTAGACGGTTGCCTTGTCGCCCTTAAAATTCAGAGCGTCAATAATCTGTGTTGCTTTAATTAGAGCTTTAGGGCGATCAGATGCAACAGCATCATACCAGGCTCCTTCAAAGAGTCGGTTGTTAAAGTATTCATTAGCATCAGCCAACGTCCCATAATAGCTGTACATAGCAACACTCCTTTTAACTTGCGAGCCACTTGTAAGTTTGCCCACCGGCAGCACCAATGACCCAGACCTTACTCGGGTCATCAATAGCGATTTCGACGGCGTTATCTCCTGCCGCCACTAATGGGTAACCATCCGCTGCCGTTACGTTAGTGCTGGTTCCCACATAAATAGTTCCAGATGTGCATTTCACATACACGCCTTTCACGACTTCAAAAGGGCCAGCAGTAAGTTGTTGAGAGGCGCCTGCACCGACAGTTCCGGCCCCTACTTTGAATTTACTCTTACTTTGTTTTATAGGAAGTGCCATTCCTTATCTCCTTATTTACCTTCTCCACGCACTGATTTCTTAGTTGATTCTTTGAGCGTGGGATCTGTAGCTTGTACCCGTTCTTCTTTTCCCTCTCTCTCAGGCGCGTCAGAAATATCCTCTACACCCCGGGCGCCGGGACTTTCAGCTTCATCACCGCTACCCTGCTCACGAGCAGATGTTTGTGCCAATAGAATCCGCGCCGCTCTATCAGCATGATCTTTGCGAGCCTGCAAATACTCGTCTTCCTTGAAGCCAAGAGCCATAGAGGCAGTTTTCTCACCAACTAAACCGGCTTCCTTGGCACTGATAATAACGTCAGGACTACTGGTAGTGTAATCAGCCTTATCAATCTCCTTGAATATGCTCTCCATTGTTTCAACATCAATCTTGCCACTGAGTAGTGATGTTACAATATCCTTAGCAAGTTCCTTCTTAACAGTGGTGCCAGGAACAGTAAACATCAATTCAGCCAGTTCCCCTGCCTCTTTAATGCGGTCACCGTCTGTTTTCAGACTGTAACGATCTGGATACTTAATCGTTGCAATTTGCTGCTTCTTCTCCTGTCGCTCTTCATACGCGGCCCAATGGTCAGCAATCTTCCTCTCAGCACTTTCCAACACCAATCCAATAAACGACAGTCCGGCCTCAAGTCCTTGATCGCTCATCTTCAGAGCTTCAGCGGAGGTGGCTCGACGACCAACCTTATTTTGAACCGCTAAGTTGACAAGTTTACGAATGTCATCTTCAAGCTTTTCTTGAAGCTTTAATGATGCTTCCAAGGGTTCCGGTGATGGATGAATAAATCCAGGTCTTTCGGCTCGTATATCGTAAATACGACCATGCGTCGGACCAACATTCATTTCCCTGCCCATAGCTCTTTGGCCGCCAGCAGTAGCCGTACCGTCAGGATTAGCACCATGTTTCAAATGGTCGCCCACAGCCCGCATGTCCGCCTGCTCAGTGTAAAATGGGAAGTTAGCCTTTAGTGCGTAGGCAACATCACTTGATGTTAAGTTGAGTAATGCAGATTGATGTTTACAAACATCTTTCAAAAGACTGTCTTCAATGTCCAACAGGACAAAGGGAATGCGCCGCAGAGCAAGAATTATCGGTTCTTCAGTTAATTGCTCATTCCCCTCCGGATCAACAGGGTTCCCCTCTTTATCATAAAACTGAACATGGACGAAACCATCTTCTTTGTCAATCCAAAGTAGTCGATATCTTTCATACTCACCGCTCGGTAACTCAATGGCTTCGATATCGTGGCTAGAATAGTCTAATCCTTTGTCACGCAGAAGCAATGCCTGAAATTCCATCGGCTCTTCAGGTTTAGTACAAGCCCACGAAAGGATATCTTCAACCTTATAACGGTACAGATAAGGGCGAGCACCGCCTACATCAGCTAGCGTTTGACCCTTCGCCTTTGGAGCGTCAATGAATACACCCACTTTGCCCATGACCAATAGCTCAGTCAGGATATCAATCCCGATGAACGCGTTCATGCTGGTGCCTTTCATATCAACACCACCAACTTCCCCTGCGACTGCTTTCTTATATGTGGGGCTGCCGCTCTTACGAATGATGTCACGCATTCGTTGAAAGATAGAGTTACGAATGTCGTTGACCGCTGCCTTCGCATAGGTGGGAGTTGGAGTGATGTCCATTCTTGAGAAATAATCCTCGTCGCTCTCACGTTCGGAAAACTTCTTTAAGTTCTGCTCTACGTAATAATAGCCACCTTCATAACACTCACGCCAATCGGCCCAGAAAGCCCCATCGTAAGAGATACTGGGATGCCTTATGTCGATCACTCTAAATTTGTCGTTAGCCATTGTCGTGTGCCTCCAAATATTCGGCAGCTTTTCTCAGAAGGTTGGGATCATCTTGAAAATGCCCTAACCCTGTATTACACAAGGTGCAAAGTAAAGCTCGCACATGTCCGTGACAATGACAGTGATCTATACTAAATACATTAGCATGTCCACCTGGATCACTTGTACCACAGATAGCACATTTATTTCCCTGTCTTTGCAGCATTTCCTCAAAGTCAACTTGTGTTAAACCATATTGTTTTTCTTTTCGCCATATTACGTGCAATTCATTAAAGCAACTCTTACAATATGTATTAACCCCTTTCCGGCACCGGGATAAATCTTTCACGGTATGAAACTCTACAAGCGGCTTCATCTTCAAACATCTCTTGCAAACCTTTGTAGTTGGTTTCTCTTGATCCCGTAGTTTAAGCCATTTTTGAGTAGACGAGCTTAAACGTCGACGCCGCATTTTCCGTACATTTGCATTTTGGCATTGCCGGCAGGGGCCCTGTCTATTTTTTCTGCCAGTTGTATTTTTATTAAAGGCATCTAAAGATTTTAACTGTACACAACACGGACAAGCTTTATCCCCATCTGCTTCTTTTTCAATTAAGTCCTGATATGTTATCATAGAAACCTTCCTACATCTCTCCCCGTAACAATGCTCGCCGCGAGTGGCAGCGCGATCTCAGCGTAATTAAGAGCGTGTGCCATGTGATCTGGCCCTGTCGTTATATACGTAGCTTTTGGGTTGCCACTTTCATCTTTCTCGTACGTTCGCACAAGATTCTTCATGTGTTCGCGAAATTCAAAACTAACATCGGCTGGCAATTGAATTCGGTCACTATGAAATCTACCGAGCGTGGCATCCAACCAGTTAGTTCGGTCACAGGTCGCGATGGGAGCACCGTCTTCTTCCTCGGTGATGGAAACTTCTTTTCCAGTCTTCCCTCTACGGTACCGACAGAGATGGACATAACCGGCAAAGCGCCGCGCGAAGCGTCTTGCGTCATTGATCTGGGGGTCGGCGTCCACCACGCATCCAAGGATCTGCCACGTGCGCATTAGCCTGTCAAGTTCTTCCCACTTATCGCCTGGAAGTTTTCCTTCCCATAATACTTTGGCATAGGCCGCCGCGTTAATGTCAAAACCGTAATCATTAAAGAAATATTCTACCACGACCACATGGTTCAACTTACCTTGATCCACTCCCATTACTATTGTTCGCGCACCACCAGTGGTTGGTTGAAGATTATGATCCTTCTTTGAGTAATTCTTTATCGAGTCAACAATTTCCTCTTCCAATACTTGCCCACCATCCGGAATGAATGGCAGACCAATTTTAGAATTATGAAACTCACATAAAGCCGCCTCATCACCTAGACCACGAAAATGCGCCAGTGCAATGTCCTTCGGCCCAACAGTGTAAGAGTAGAGTTGATTGATATACCATGAGCGATGGTCCCCGTCCATCTCTACTGTTGGTTTCCATATTCCCTTGCCAAGCCACTCTGGTTTTGTTTCCTGCTCCAGCCTGTGCTCACATTCCTTACACTTTAGATAGCTTTCCCCTATCCTAGGGTCGGTGATAACCTCGCCCACGATTTCAAAACAGTCGGGCCAAAGTAGTTCAGTCCATCGGCTACAATGTGGACATTGAAAAACGAAATGCTCCTGCGTCCCTTGCATGTACAATTTATGAATACCATACTTTGGGATCGTTGGGGTCGATATTGCCCAGACCTTCTTCTCTAAGTTGCCTGATAAGCGTTCTAAAGCCAGCCAAATTTGTTTCTGATCCATCTCATCTAGTTCATCCAAGATCAGAGTCGAGACTGGAATTCCCTTTAGGTTGGAGTCGCCGCGACTGCCTCGAATATACAGGTTTATTCCGCCCGCTTGTTTTAACGCAATCGTATTAGTGTCCGTGAAGATTTGCTTTAGATATGGACTATAGAGTAAAGCTACGTTGAATCGACCTTTCGCAAAATCACCCGCGTTCTTTTCAGTTGGGAGAACATATAAAACGTCCTTTTTGCGCACATCAATCATATAAAAGGCGATGTTAATTGCAATCTCAGTGATGCCCATCTGAGCAGATTTCATGGCCGTGTTAAACGAAGCCTGGGAGTCATGAATCTCACGTACCCAAGGATGATATTTGTAGCCGTAGGCGCCTGGAAAATCGCCACCCATTATGCGACGGTGCGATGCCCAGCGAGAACATTGATTCAGCGTGCGGCTTTTCAGCCCCTCGGCAATCGACTCACGGAGCGCTATTAAAAGTTCGCCACTCATTCATCTTCGTCCGGCTCGTCCTTAGTGTCATCTTCAGCATATAGTTGTTCTTCTGGGTCAGGGTGAAAAACAGCAGATTCCATCTCCAGTTTTGATTCAACCTCAGCCTCGACTACTTCTTCCTCTTCCTCGCCGTTCTCAATCCGATCCAGCAACTCTTCATTGTAAGCCAGCCAGCAGCCATCAACCCACATCTTCTCGCCGACGGGGCGATTGCCTTCATCTTTAACTACTAAGGCAATGGCTCGAACATCTTCTTCTTCACCCGGGAAGTAAAGTGTCGCATCCTCAGCCATGCCACGACGGACAATTACCTTGCCGTCAGTATAGATGATTCT